GTTTTATGAGAGCAGTTAAGTATTGTTTTAAAAAACTGTCATTCCAGACTTTAGTAGAATCCGTGGGATCTAAAGCTCTATAACAATCAATTAAAATAATATTTCCTGGAGAAACTGTTTTCCAATCGATATCAATATAAAGTTTAGTATCTCTTTTATTAAATCTTACCATTGTATCTGGACTTAATATCCAGTCTAAATCTTCAAGATATCTTTTAGTCATAAAATATGTTAAGATATCCGTAGATCCCCAATAATAGATATCATTTAAAAATAATTGATATTTAAAATTAAACATTCCATAACCAAGACTATTCCCACCAAAAAGTTTAAATATTTTATTTATACCTATAATGTGGTCAGGTACTTCGATATAATTTGAATTTTCTTGATATGTATAAGTTTTTGCTATTCCTACTTTAGATAATTCACCCTCTTGTGTTTTTCCTTGGGCTCTATCTATATCTTCTTGACTAATCTCATATTTTAAAATAGTTTGGGCAACACCGTCAAAATGACGTTCTTGAAAAAATTGAACGGCATCATCAACAAGATCTTCAATTTGTTCATCGGCAACATTAATTTCTAAAACTGGAGCCCCAAGTTTTCGTTTACAGTAGTCGATAAGTTCTTGTCTTGAAGAAGGTTTAGCCATAGTTTAAATACTATTTTAATTATTTAACATCAATAAAATTTAAAAGTAAATTCTTTAATTCACTAATTTCATTTTTTATATCATTAATTTGATTTTGCATATAATCTACTTTTTTTGCTGAATTTAACTGTCTTTTATAATTTTCAACATAATTTCTATATGCTTCTTCATCAGCATTCACAATTCCATTAGATAATGGGTCCCTATAAAGATTATCTTTATCTTTTACTTTTATATATTTCATAATTAGATTTTAGGTTTAACTGTTGCTATTGCTCTTAATTGTCTAATTAAAGGAGGTGTGGCTTGATTACTACTTGCCATAACTATTTTAATAGCAAAGGAGGTAAAATCTGGAAGATCATCAACTGAATATTCATAATCTTTAAATGATCTATCTGAACCTTCTTCTACAAATGTATCGGATGATCCATCATTTTTTGATGGATCAATTACTCTTTTAATCCCAACCCCATCTATTTGATAATTAGAATATCCTGGGAATAATTCAAAGGATGGAGTTGCATTAGTCTCATCAGCTCTAAAAATTTGATAAAGAACTCTAACATCATTCAAGTTATTTCTACTTGCACTCAAAATAATTTTTAAAGAATTTGCTGGAATTTTAAGTTTAGTTATTTTTGAAATGTAAATTGTATTATGTTTGTCATTGTTAATACTTCTAACTCCCGTATCTGTTGAATATGTAGATAGCTCCCCTATTCCATTAGGATTATTAATTAAATTAGAACTCAACGTAACAGCAGAATTTATAGTGTCAATAACAGGTGAGACTCTTGGATCTAAAGTTGACATTAAAAACTCAAGTGTTAAAGATCTATTGCCAGGAGATTCTTCTATAAATCTTGCCTCATTAACCTTAGAACATATTAATTTTGGCTCATTAAAATATACTTGTGAATATAATGGAACAACTTCAAATCCTCGATCTACGAATGATTTTTCATTTCCTCCTACACTAGTTCCAGTAAATGTTCTTATTCTAGATTCAATATTAGTTTTAACTGGAACGATGTTGGCGACATTTATGTTAATGGATTCATATTGAATATTATTTGATACCACAACACCAGATTGACCCCCTTGAACATTTCGTCTAAAATACAGATCACTTGTTCTACTTCTACCGATTGAATTGCCGTCAAAATCGGTAGCCCCCATATCAATTTTAATATAATAGCTATTTAAATCAATTGGGAACATCCCGGTATTGGTAGAATCTACTTCCGCAAAATTATGAATTTTATTAATTCTTCTCAAAGAAACTCCATTGAATTCATATTTGTAAACAAAGGTATTTGCAGAATAAGAAATTGATTGAGTCCCATCAATTGAACGAGTAATACCCGTTAATGTATTAGCTGTTATGCCAGTATATCTAATTATTTCCTTTCCTATTATCACATATCCAGGATTAACTGGGCTAACTGATAACCCCTCAAAGATATCAAATCCACTTGTGGAAATAACAGGAATACTATTGGTTTCATTTGCGGAAACGGAAGAAGAAATTTTAGTATTTACTTCACTGTTTAATGGTCTAAAGTCACTTATTTCCACATAATTTTCAAATGAATGCATTCCATGATTTTGTTGATATATTTTCATATGTAATCCATCATAATATTGATCTTCAACTATGGAAGATATTGTAACTCCTGGTCCAATTGAAGTGGTCAGACCAGAAGCATTAATATAATTTACTGTGGACACTCCTACTGTAAATGTTCCTTGGACTTCATCTAATAGGAAAGTATTTAAAGAATTTAAGGTAGATACGGTTAATTTCCCATCAATTCCTACTCCTTGACCTAAAGGTGGAATAATTAAAGAATCCCCAACTTGATACCCTATACCACCATTGGTTATAGTAACAGAGTTTATAACACTACTTGCGACCCCAATAGTTGCTACTGCACCTTGTCCAACCCCAGTTTCCGTAACTAATTGAACTCCAACATAAGTTCCATTAGTATATCCTATTCCTGGATTTAAAATAGTGGTAGTTGAAATACTTCCAGCAATCCCAATAAGAGTACCTGATGCATCCCCTTGAGTTATAGTTACTCCAGTAGAAATATTTGAAGAATACCCTGTCGATCCAACCCCGACTACAATTCTCTTAGAGAGAAATTCAAATTGGTTTGGTCCAGTCACTGTTACTTTTTTATTACCTAGAGCTAATTGCGGATTAAAGAACTTCACAATTCCTTCAGATTTAAAATCAGCCCTATAAATTTTATACTTAAGATCTTCTAATTGAGATGGTGTCCAGACACTTCCATTTTGCGATTTGAACATGCTACCCAATGTAGGTTGTTTAGAAACTTGAACACCAGTTGAAATGTCATTTTCACCCAATAAAGTAACAAATACTCTATAGTTTGGACTGTTTGAAATTAACACTATAGCATATTCAGCTTGAGTTTGACTAGCTATAGGGGCTTGTCGAACACTCTGCTGTTGAGGTCCTTGTAGATATACTGGAGACGGGAAGGTGAATCTAGTAGGAACTGTACCATCAACAGAAAGATTTATTTGATCTGGAGTAAGTGTAACCTCAGAAAATGGAACAACAACATTACTAGGAACTCCAGCAAGAAGTGGTCTTATTTGAAGAGTTACTGGAATGTTATCGGTATCTCTTGTCTCAAAATAAACTTCAATTGAAGTTAAAAATATTCCAGTATCCTCAAAAACATAGAATGATTGAGCTAATGGGTCATATGGTTGCGAGATTTGAGTAGAACCTGGAGTTACATTTTCAGTTATAGTAGTAGTATTAGTTGTAATATTTGTTATTGTTGTAGTGTTAATGTTTTGTGATGGTATAATCGTAATATTTCTAGTAGTTAAAATATTATTCTCTGAAATATTTGTTATAGCACTAGATGTAAATTTAGATTCTGCACTGCTTTCATTAATCCTAGAATTTGGAATAAATTCAACAAGTTGAATTTGATCTAAGGACTCAGTGTCTATTATGGTAAAAGTATTTTCACCATTTATCCAGCTTGGATTTCCTACTATATTTGGGTTTGGTACATAGAATGATCCAATTAATCTACCACCATTATCGGAAATAAGTCTAATTGAATTAATTTTTGCAACTGCATTGGAAGATTGTCCAATAATTGTCATATTTGGAGATACTTGACCATAATAATTAACTTCAGAGGGTAATTCTAATGATCTTGTATCAACATTAAGAGTTGTAGATGTTTCACTGTAGTTTTGCTCAAATGGTTGTTGAGTATATGGATTTAACTCAAAAGTTTCACTTGGGGAGTCAAATACTCCTAATTTATGATTAGGGGAGCATAATCTAAAAGATATTCTTTGATTGGTAAAAGTTGGATCTGATATTACAGTTTCTCCGACTCTAAATTTACCAGAAATCATTTCAATTTCTAATAATTTCGGGGTGATGTAATTATCAATATTGACCCCTTGGAAAAATGCATAGAATTTTGTTCTTGGTTTTAATCCTTTAGCATCAAATTCTATATTTCTACTTCTTAGATATCTTACAGGTTCAGTATAATGTGAAAGTGAATTGGAAGATGATTCAGTTTCGACAATTTGTTCTGGGGAAATTGTTGAGATTGTATTAGTATTAGTAACAGTTGAAGTAGTTGAATTTACACTAGTAGTTATTGTATCTGGGGTATATTCTAATATTCCTCCCCTACCAACACCACCAACTTGCATTGAATTTATAAATTCTTGAGCAACATCCACTGGGACATACTGTGAGAGTAGTCCAAGATCTCCTTGAGTCCAATGAAGACCATCAATTCTGATAGTTGAATCGTTTACAATTTCAAGAGTTCTAACATCTCCTTTAGAATTTTCTCCGATAACAAGGGCACTTCTGGATCCCATTCTTCTAGATCCAGCAACAGCATATGTCCCACCCTCAGCTATTCGCATTCTTGCATTTTCCAAATAATCAAATTGGTCGATACCACTTTGAGAATCTGGTGGGTTTGTATAAACTACTTCATTTTCATTTACATTATTGACTACTGTAATATTAACATCAGGTAAAGGATCAGAAACAGTTTTAACTTCATTATAACTATTTGTCGTAATAGCCTTTTCGTCAATCCAAGTATCAACTGGAGGGTTTAGAGTAAGTAATCCAGACCAATAGCGAACTAAAAATGCAGTAACACTTTCCGTTCTGGTAGCTAATAACTGCTGATCATAAATTACTTCATCATAATTTAATGTTATTAAGTCTCCAGTTTTTTTAACTCCCACTGAACCCAAATCAGTAACATAACTTTGATCTGCATTTGAATTAAATGTTTGCCCAACTCCTAAAATCGCTTCAGAACCTAGCTGAAGATCCAGTGACGTTGTGTAATGTAGGGGACGTAATATTTTCTTTTCTTTATCTATGGCTGCCTTAAAATTTACATTTTGAAGATCATGATAAGCATGATTTTTAAAATCATCAACGAAAAATCCAGATTTAAACCTATCAAGTCCAGTTTCAGCATCTTTGATTGTAAAATTTTCTGTTTTACTTTCTAAAGCTGATAAAACGGAAAACTCTTCTACTCTACTAATTCTATCTTCAAGTAAAGAAATATCATCCATTCGATACCTCTTATGCGCTGACATATTAACTAATATATTTTTTACATCATAAACATAAGGAGGGATGTTTATTACCGCAATGTCGAACGCATTTGTTTTAAATTGGGGAGGTCTAGGGATGTCTGATGGAATGCCTTGAACTACCTCAAAAGTTCCATCTTGATTTAGAAATACTACATCAATTCTAGGAAGATAATAAGAATAAGTTAAAATAAGATTTTCTTCTGGTGCTAATATATAATTAGAATATTGACCATCAGCGGAAAAATTTCTTGAATTAAATTCAAATGGAGATCTGTTGCTGAGAGAATAAGGAGCAACTCTAGGTCTAATATCAATATAATCAGTTAGTCTTATATTATTAAAATAAGGAATATTATGTTTGAAATTTTCTACTTGATAACTATTTACTGATATAAACTCTCCAGTATCATTTGAATCTATTGCATAATTTTGGAATACAACTTTTATTTTCCTAGAGGGTTCAATAACATTACTTTTCCTTATTATTCTAGAGTAATCCAAAATGGTTTCTCTTTGACCATCATCAAATATGAAATTTTGTGTGATATTACTATCACCTAATGTTCTATTAACTACTAAAGCTTGGATATTAGAATCTTTAGAGATAATAACTTCGTTATCGGTAAATTTAAAAGAATTTAAATAAACGTATTCCAACTCATCTGAATTTACTAACCCGACAATTAATCCAACTGCACCTGATGTTTGACCAATAATTTGCTCCCCAACAAACAAATCTTGATTGCTGTTTGTTGGTCCACTAAAAGAACTTAATTGTAATTTTGGTAATTGAGGATCCTGAGAATTAGCTGATTCATATACTGCTAATACTCTAACAACATCTGGGACATTTAAACAAATCTCTTCATCTTGAACTCTAGTACCATAAACTTGACTATATGTAAGCCCATCATTGAGGGTAGTAGTTCCAATTCCAGATGAAGAAAATTTAGAATTACTTATGGTTAAAATTGATGCTTTATTTAATTTTTTATTTTTAGAATTAGCGTTAATATTTCTTACGGTTGCTATTACAGTAGCAGTACCAGATGTTTTAGTTAAACCACTAAATTGAATTTGTTTTCCAGAAGAATCTAAAATTGTAAATTTATCTCTCCTAAGAGGTTCAATTGATCCATCTGAGTAAGAAATTAAAAATTTATCTTCATCGAATGAATCAAAAAATACATCATCTTCAATTATTGTTAATGCAATAGTTCCAGAATTTATAGTTTGATTAGTAAATACTCTTCGTTGCTTTATTTCACTACTGTCTAAACTTAATGAAGATACATTACTCCTGTTTAATTTAGTAAGAAGGGATGAATTTTGAGAGTATATTGATGGAGCTAATTTTATTAAATTTGTTACTGATTTATTTGATGTTGGAAGTTTTCCATCGCATATATCAGAAACAGTAGTTATACCAGAAATAGTAAAACTTGCCCCATTAGTAGAGAGTGTTTCAACTTTGTTATAAATTACATCATTTCCAGAATCATTTGGATATGATATAATATCACCAGATTTTATTGAATTTATAAAATTAATATTAATTCCAGCTGATACTGTACTAATTCCACCTGAGGCAGCGGTTATATTAAATTGAGTTCCTTGAGGTGCAATATATATTTTATTTTCTAAAATTAAATCAGCATTAAACGTAGAAATGCCAGTATTTGAGTATATGGATCGTATATCTTCAGTAGAATAGTCAGTTACGCTATTAATTAATCTACCATTATCAATACCATTTATAGATATAGGTTCATTTTCAGAAAATTTACCAGAAACTTGATATAAAACTAGTTCGGTTGAATTAGTAATACTCTGTCTCAAGTACCCGGAAGCATTACTTCTTTTTCCTTTAATAAATGCAGGGATATTTTGTGTTATTGAGCTACTAAGAGTTATTTTTGTAAAAGTTTGAATATCAAAAAGTCTTATGTTTAAAATACTAGTATCATCAACATAGCTACTTTCTGGAATATAGTCATATACTCTTGCTACCCCAATAGTAGTACCAGCGGCCACAGAAGTATTTTCAGTTAATCTAGAATCTCTTAGATCTATAGTAGTATTAGTCCCGAGCCCAATATATGGGGAACCATAAACATTATTAAGAGCGATTAGCTGGCCCGCATTATATGGAATAACTTGATTTTTTAATGTATTAGTGGTTCTAGTTTTTGGTACTTCTAATAATCTAGGAGATATTGTTTCAACGTCGTATCCATTCACATAGGCTTTACCTGAACCTATTTCATATATCATTACATCTTCAGATGGGGTATTTCCATTTATAGTTTTTTGATTATAAAAGTAAACACCATTATTAAGAACCCTGTCGTTTAGACAATCTCTAACAAATAAAGTAAATGGTTTTACATAATAGTCCCCATTAGTGTCGGCAGTTCTTCTTGCTAACTCATCTCTAATAAGACTGTATTGAGTATTTTTATTAAAAAATTGAGGAACCCCCTTTATAATTCTTAAAATCTCTACAAAATTATCTGGAGAATCGTCTATGTTATATTTTTTAAGTTCTAATTCAATTTGAAATCTGTCCGCCCCAGGAGCAGCATAATTTGAAAATCCTTGAGAATTATCATAAAGATTCTCATCCTCAAGAGCAGTTACTATTCTTTCAACAATATTAAATCCAACTTTATATGATGGCTGAGTACCATATTGATCGAGTAATATTCTTTGCTGGTTTACTTTAGCGAAAATTCCTCTTACGAAATATACACCAGATGCAATATTAACTGCAGATCCATCTGAAGTCGCATTTGATGTAATTGTAGAACATATTTCTTGACCACTTTGAATGGTTATCCCAGAATAAGTTATATTAGTTTCGGTTATTATTGGCTCACCATCAAAGAAAACCTTATTTTCAAATTCTACACCACCACTTTCAAGATATTGTACATATAGAGTATAATTGTTTCTTTCAGATAAACTTTTATCTAAAACATATACTACTCTTGCACTTACTCCACTTAATGCACCTCTAATTCTTTTATCTAAAATTTCATTAAAATAAGCTGAAATAGGTATATTGTTAAACTCGGATTCAATTTCTACAGCGTGGAATGGATTATCTAAAGAAAGTTGACCAGGGATTACAACTGAACCTTCCTTAAAAATATGATTTCCAAATTGCTCAATTTGATTTTGAAGTATTGATTGTATATTACTTAGTTCTCTAGCTTGAACTGGATAACCAGGCTTAAATAATACCTTATAGTAATTATCATCTACATTAAAATCATCAAAATAAGGAGATACATTTAAATTAGTTTCTTGTGGCATAATAATTAAAACTGTAGAATTACTTTAATATCTTCTTTTTGATTTTGGGATCTTGTAATAGCGGGCCTATTATCAACATAAATTATTTTTCCTGAGTGTTTTTTAACTTCAGGATTGGCTAGACCATTTATAAAAGATTGACCTAATCGGTATGTCCTATTATTTATTATGGTAGTTATACCTGGACTTTCAGTGGTTCCAAATGCCACATCAATATTTAAATTTAAACTTCCCCCTGAAATAGTTAAATTACCACCAGTAGATGGAGATGTAGTAAATTTTTCCAAATTGAATCCATATAACGGTGAAGTCTGATCTCCCGAAGTGTTAAATCCTACTAAAGTTTTATCTTGCCAATATTTCAATACTCCAGTATTTTTGTCATATGATATAACTCTTGCTACCGCAGTAGTACCTGTTCCTATTGTTTGTGTAATATATGAATCTGGAGCAAAAGAAGCTATTTGATAATCGGTTGGATTTGTTATTCCAACTAACTTTATTGCAGATAATGCGCTCACTTTATCCGAATTTAATAATTCAGAAGAATTATATTTTTCGGGATTCTCTACAATACCTATCCTAGCAATTTCATTACCTGTTATAAAATCTGGATTATCAATATCATTCTCTATTCTGGAATAAACCGAGACATAAAAAGCTCCGAGTTCATTATAAATGTCGTATCCATGTCCACCTTTTGGTGGAATTATCACATCAAATTCGGGAGACACTAGAGGAACAGGTAATCCTCCAGCTAAGATATCGACTCTACCGTAAGTATAATTTTGTCCGCCACTAGTAATGAATATATTTTCTACTTCTGCATTATTATTAAATGTAATCGTGGCTAAAGCTCCAGATCCATCTCCTTTTATTGGAACATCTCTAAAGACTCTATTTCTTATACCAGCAACATTGGTATAATTCCCTCTATTTTTAATAACACAGATTTTTATTTGCCCACTAGTTTCGGCATTATTTTTTATTAGTGAAGATTGATCATCAACTCCCCAGCCGATGGGGGTTGGGATAAAATTAATACTATCAAATCTTATAATATCGGTTGCACTGAGAGTATAAAGATATTTCCAAATATATTCATCAGCTCCAGTTCCAACTGATCTAGGTTCTAAATCAGTAAAAGTCGGTTCAAATTGAGATGGTTTTCCATTTGGATTGTCAGGAGATGTTCCATTTTGTAAGCAAATATAAACTTGGTAGTTATTGTTTACAACATAATAATTTGAAGAATATAAACTTGTTGCAGATGATGGTTTTGAGGTTTTAGTTCTACTTATATCATGTCTATACATATCATAAGTAATCCCACTTTCCCATTTTATTTTCCTTATTGCTTGTCTAATATCAGTAGGATAGATTTTTTTAAGGGCTATCATGGTGTCCCAATAATCTGCTTCTTGCTCAAAACTATCTTTTGGAGCAGGAGGGGACACATTCCAATCTGAAAAATTTTCAGTTGGATTTGGTAAACCAATAAAACTGTAATAATTTGTAGAAGAAGCAGTAGAGACAAATTGTTTTGCTCTAGATATTCTTAAATTATCAGTTATAATAGCAGACATTTTTGTAAATTTTATTAGTTATTTATGCCAAATAATTTAGGTATTTTAGTGGATTAACTCGTTGAATTATTGTAGATGTGGTAATTCCTGGAGAATAAGCAATAAAAGTAGAAACTCCAGACTTAGATACATTATAAATTCTACCCCAACTATACTCTCCATAATAAGCAGTTTGGGATATCCCAATAAAAGAAGAATTTTCTTCAACTTTAACAATAACCTCTTTTACAAAGGTTGTCCCCACCCCAACAATAGTTTTTTGTTTGACTCTACTGCTTTGCACTTGATAAACGTTATCAAAAAATGTAGTTCCTATTCCTATAACTTGATTAGATGTATTTAAGGATGTTACAGAATTTCCGATATTAGTATTGTTTACATAAAAATAATATCCATTAGAAACTGCACTGGGGCCGGTAATTGCACTTCCTACAGTATTAATTGTAGAATTTCTTAAAAATGAATCTTTTGGTATATACAAATCAAAAATTAATGCGTCTATTGAAGATATGGTAGTAGTTCCAACTCCAACAATAACTCCAAAATCTCCTTCGTAAGAAACCTCTTCAGCAAACTCTATTAATTGTCTAGGTTCTTCTACAATAATATATACCTCAGATGTACTTGTATACCCAACTCCTGGATTGGTAATATTTACAGATGAAATACTTCCAGATGAATTTATTATTACAGATGCTTGAGCAGTTGTTCCAAATCCAACTGGAGGAGAGATTGAAACTTGTGGTGTAAAATTATACCCAACTCCTGGATTTAATATTTGTATAGATTGAATAGTTCCTGCAACAGAAACAGTAGCAGATAATGCTGCACCAACCTGAGTTTTTTGAGAAATTATAGAAATATCATTAGTAACAGGGGATTCATTTGAATTATCAAAGAAAGTTTTTACATTATCAACAAATATTTGATTATCAGTAGTTCCTATTCCAGCTATCACAAACGCAGTAGGATAAATTAAAGATTCATAAATTACTCTATCTTTAGACACAATAGTCGTTACTGTTGAACCAGATCCAGCAATAAATTTATCTACGTTTTGAGGACACCATTTTACGGCCCTTATTTCATCAGTGATTGATATACCTTGTTTATCATATAGGTTGGTTTTTACTACATCTACTGAGGTTATATCATTTACTGTCCTAGGGTTTTGGTCTTCAAGTCGATCTAAATTATCAAATAACTGAATAGTGTCCCCAGGTTTTATAGTTTCAAAAATATCTACAAGTTTAGTATCAACTCCTTCTGTTCCGGCATAAAAAAGAATTGAAGATGTGGATCCCGATCTAGGAGCTTCCACAAAAGTTATAACACTACCCCCTTCAAATGTATATGCTTCTCCTGGAACTTGAAGTACATTATCTATAAAAATTAAAATAGAATTTTTTACATCAATATCTGAGCCTACTTTAGATAAAATAGCAGTTTGTTCTCCATTAAGTCGTAATGGAAAACTTTTTCTTTGATTGTTAAAAAGAGAGTCTATAGGATCAAATACTATTAATTGTCCAATTGTTCTAATGCTAGAATCGTCATTGTAAATTTCATCAACAAAAATCTTAAATTCTTTAAATGGTACTGAAGTTTCGGTTGGAATACCACTTTGTCCCCCTATCTGAATAGTCAGAATATCTCCTTTTTTGTATGAATAACCTAGTTTAGTTAGATTGAAATCAATTATACTTGAACCTTGACCAACAATAATATCAAGTGTGGCTTGTGTCCCTATTCCAGATGATCCAGATGAATATATTAATGGAATATTACTGTAAGGTAATGGAGAATCAAAATACACATATGGGGGGTTTGTTATAGTATATCCTGTACCTGGATTGGTTATATTTACTGAAATTACTCTCCCAGAAGAGACAGTGGCAGTTCCAACGATTTCAATATCAAAATTTGATAAATCACTATATCCCACACCAACATTGACAGTCTGTATCCCTGATCTATAACCAGATCCACTATACCCAATAGAAATAGATTGTATTGTTCCAGCCGTAGATACTATGGCGGTTCCACCCGCAGAGATTAAAGGTTGATAACCAAATCCTTCAGTAGATCCAACAGAAAAAAGTATTCCCCCTCTAGGAAATTCGGATATATTTACATCATATTTTGGAAAAATTGAATTCCCAGTAAAAGTGATGGAAGATATTCCTAAATTTTCAGTTAAAATATAGGCCCCATTTATTACGTTCCCAGTTAACCTAGAAGGAGGTTGGAACACATCATTTATAGTTATTATGGCATTATCTGTAGATATTCCAGTAACGTCATTAGAATTTTCTTTAAGGGTAAAAAATTCTTTTACTCCAGTAAACTCTTGTGATATATCATCAAAGATTATATTTTTATCATATGGTCCAATATCATCATTTTTTATACCCGACCTAAAAAATACTCTTCCACTAAAAGTAGATCCATTTTTCAATCCACTTTCAGTATTAAAAATATTCCCAAATGGAGAGTCTGTAAAATAAATAAAATTATCAACTATATTATAATTTCCTTTTATTTTTGTAATAATAGAATTTGAAGAGTGGGATTCCGCTTTGGATCCTAAAATTGGCCGATCAAAAAAAACATTTTTTTCTGAACCAATCCCAACGGAAATAACATTTAAGTATTCTTCATCAATTTTAATTAAATCACCCCCCTTTAATATGGTTGGGTCATTTACTAAAACCGATAAATCAGAATCATCTATTGATTCTAAAGTATATGTTGTTATTGAGGTTGATACTACAGGATCTTGAATAATATTATTAAGAGTTATAAGAGTATTTTTATTTGGATTTTTTGATGCTATTTTATGGAGGCCAACTCCATAACTACTTAAATTTAAAAATATTGGTGTTTCTAATAAAGAATCTTCCTTTGTAGCAGCTACTCTTAATGTAGAAAAATCAACTTTAATAGCATAAAGAGTCCCTGGTAAAATAGTTGTAGTTACACCGGAAATTACGGTAGGCTCAATTAATATAGGGCTATAAATTACATCTAAAGTGCAATCATAAATTAATTCTTCTCCAGTAACAAAATTATGATTTGTAAAGTTAAACCAATTATTTGTCAAATCTACAAAACTATTAGAATTGGATGAAAATTCTCTAGAAAATATTGGAAAATCATCTGACCTCAATTCAAAAGCAGATGCTCCTAAAAATTCATTACTAATATATTCGCCATAACCTGAAGAAAAGGAAATATTACTCATATTATTAAAGTCTCTGATCTCCTAAATTTTGAAGTTAACGTACTAAAAATTCTTACTTGATAATTTATATCCTGATATGGAGTAAAATAGATCTCTAAATTACCAGTTGAAATAGAATACTCAACTTCAGTTACACCTATCTCGCTTTCAGAATTTAATTTTCCAAATTCTACTGAATATACATCTTGATTTGAACTATTTAACATCGTTAAAATTTCACTATAATTGATATTATTAGTGTTTTCAGTTTCAATTAATATCTGATGTAAGCCAGAAGTATAATTATTATCATACGAATAAATTAAGGTTCTTTGTGGAGATCCAGTTGTTGCAACTCCAACATAAGTAGATTCTAATTTATTACCACTTAATATTAAAATATCTGAGGAATTAGACGTTAAATCTGACATTTCTATTGAAAGTGAGTTTATAGCAAATTCACTTTGTTCGGTTGGATGGAGTTGAATGTCAATATCAGACCCATCATATGATAAAGAATATGTCCCTATTCCTGGAGACTGCCCTAGATTTAATTCACTATAAGAATTATAAAATATGTTAGATCCATCCTGAATATAATTAATCTCATCAGAATAATAAGAATTATTTTCTTGATCTGAATATACAATTAATACTTTTGCTGCAGATTTTGTATTAGGTATTTTTATAATAGAAGTAGTACCTATTCCAGTTGCTATATTTGAATTAATTTCAATAATATCTCCAAGTGAGGTATTTCCGGTAATCTCATCTGAATCACTAATATTAAATGAAAAAGTATTAATAGGATATATTTTATTAGAAAAAATAATTGGGGAAAAACTGACCTCCAAGTTCAGGCCATTAACTACAGCATCAAAATATCCCAATTCTTTTTGTGATTCATTTATTGCATATTGATTAATTGAAACAATATCATTATTATGAATTAAATTTAAAAGTAAACACTGAGAATTATCCGGCTCCAATTTATCAGAAATATGTATCAGATACTTTTTAAATCTAAACAAGAATTTGTTAAATGTATCAATAATTGTTTTTTCTTCTGGTTCTTGTGGCTTAAATTTATCGGAAATATCATCAATAGTAATAACTTTATTTCCAATTGATTCGATATAATTCTGTAATCTTCTCGATTTGAAATAGACTTCATTAGACTTTAAAGAATTTTCTATATTAAAGTAATTTTCTGTAACTAAATCAAAATCACTTACGCAATTTACATCCAGTACTGATTGGATATCATTTATTATTTCAACCGTTCCAAGATCTTGAGTTGTATTAAACCCAACATTTTCATGTGTACTATTGACCAGTAAATTTCCAAATTTTTTAAATCCAGCGGTATGATTTAATGCATCTACTGAATCGGTCCATTTATCATAACTAACCTCTGATCTTAAATCATATGAGAAGTATTGATAATAATTACTATCATGAATTCTTTGCAAGGTATCGTTTAAGAATCCAATTTTATCATTCCAACCTTTGTTTACAATTGAATTTGAATTTATATCAACAAAACTTTGTGGTGAATAAATCTCAGTTATTTCTGAGTAATTGTTACTAGTCTCACCATAGATAATATCACCAACTTCTATGTCTGAACTTGATATAGCTTTTAAAATATTATTCTCAGAATCCCACTCTACCACCTCACCAATCCCACCTGAAACAGTTTTTAATGTTTCATTTTTAAAGAAATCATTAGCCTTTATTTTTATATCAAAAGAAGGTAAATATGAATCAGGAATTGCAAATCCAGTAGTATAAAAACTATCTACTGTTCCTAATGTAGTTCCAGATCCAACAAAGTTTGCAACACTATAGCTAAATGTAGCTCCAATTCCACCTATATTTGGAGTAGAAGATATAATCTCAAAAGAATTATATGCATAATTACTAGAGTTATATCCTTTTACGGTTGAGCTAGAGAATACTGGGACATTTTCAATATAAACTTTTTCACCAACATTAAATGGAAAATCATTTAAATCATTAAATCCAGTCTTTAATTTTACTGTTACAAGTCTACTACTTACATTATAAGTAATTTCATCAATATCAAATCCATTATCATTGTTTATTGGTATTATTTTTAAATCTGAATTTCTAATTTTATTAGTATTTTGTATTATTAATACTTTATTTTCTTGCTCTCTATATTCTAGTTCTACATCAGAATAAATCTGACCTGTTGTCTGGTCGATTAAAATTAAATCGGGTAAATATGAATACCCAAATCCCCTAGTCTGTATACCGACAGATTCTAATTGATATAGTGGTTTTAATTTTATAATTTTTGGTATACTTCCTTTAGGTCTAATTGTATAATCTACATTATAATCAAAACCAATATCTAATTTTTTAACCTTTTCTATGCTTCCAATACTATTAGATACTGGAAGTAAGTTGGCATTTTTTCCATTTGCACTAATAATACTTTTTACTTGAGGGAGATTTTCAGATACCTCAAAATTTGTAATTTTTAAAGACTTTATTGGACCAGTTATGGAACTAGATGGAGAATAAAATTTAATTTGAGAATTAATTGAATCATATCTGTTTTCTTCTGGATATTTTTCAAGTTCATAAGAAAATGTAGTAGATGATATAGAAGTTATAGAATGTTTTCCAGCATATAGACTGTTATTTTTATGTAACTGAAAAGCGTTTATTTGGTCAAAATCATAATATATTTCTTTTTTAGTATCAGGTGAAAATTGTAAATTAATAGGATCAAAAGAATAATATAAATTATTTGGTAAATTTTTTGTTATTAATGTATAATTTGCGCTACTACTAATACCTACTTCTCCAAATTTAACTAGATCATAAGTAAAATATTCATTTATTAATTTGCTATCAAAATAAAGTTTAAGATCAAATGCGGAATAAGTTTCACCTGAGAAGATAAAAGAAAGAGAGGAATCGGAAACATCAAATACTATATTTTGATCTTTAATTATTTTTATTTTAGGATTTATAGATGAAAATTCACCAACACCTGAGGAAGTTAACTCGATCTCTTCTATTGGAGTTTTTATTGAATTGTAATATGTTCTAGCTAGTTTAAAACTATCTTTTGTTACAGGTATAATATAATAAATTTCATTATTAGTTAACCCTCCTACAACAGAATTTGATTCATAAATTACCTTTTCTCCTCTTTCAAATTTATGATTAATACAAGAAATTGTATTATTTACAATATCAACTGAATTTACAGATTTTTTATTGACGCAGATTCTTCTATTGTAATCATTGTAATAGATTTTATATGTTGTCTGAATTCCAGATACTAGATCTACATTCACTGTATCTAAAATACTCAACCCATGGCTAGATGCAGTAGAAACAGTAACAGTATTTTTTGATATATTACCTAATAAAGTATTTTCATAATTAGTTTTAAAACTATGGTTTACACCAGTTCCTACGGAAGTGAAATATAATATACCATCAGTTTTTCCTATACCAGATCTTTGAGTAGAAAGACCTATTAAATCGTTATTAATTTTAGTTACAAATAGTTCTTGATTTAAAGTAAGTGTAGTTGAAGCAATGCCATTAGTTGAAACTTGTATTGACGTACCACCGTTTGTTGAATATAAAAGTGAGTCACCAGAATTTAATTGATGATTTTTTAAATAAACACTTTTTACTGGAATTGTTATGGTGGTGTCTCCCAATCCAGAATTGCTTATATTTAAAGTATAATTACCAATTGTTCCTATACCTAAAGATTCATTCGGGTTTAAATAAAATTCTGAATTTAATTTAAAATTATAACTTGTAGATAAACCAATACTAAATGTAATTTTTCTAGAATCTTCAATTAGTTGAGAATTTATTTGATGAGTATTGACCCCAGAAGTTCCAAGATAATTTCTTAAAACTTTTATTCTAGAGGATTCAACATCAATGCTTAAAATTTTAACTTTTTCATCATTTATTGTAAAGGTGTCATTTTCTTTTAATGGAAAAGAAAGATTACCATTAACTCCAAAATATGTTATTATCCCTGTAGTTGAAGTTGGTTCAATTTGGAAGGATAAAGATAATGTATTTTTATACGGAATAGCTATTATTTTCTTATCTAATTCAAATTGAGAATTAAATTTGAATTGTTTAGTTGTTTCTATATCATGTGGACCAGTAAAAAATCCAATATATGAATTTCTAAATGGAACAACTTCTAAATTATCAATACTAATGTTTGAAACTACAATCGAGGTTACAGCAACCCCAGAAATATTATCTACTCTTGCAATTGTATTGTCAGTAAAGGTAACTATATCATTTACTTTATAATCAATCCCAGGATTTATAACTTGTATATTGTCTATAGATGAATCTTTTGTTTTTATTATCTCCAAGGCCTCATCTTTTATTTTACTTGGATTCAATATAAATTCATAATTACTCTTACTGTTTAAAAGATTATATGGTGTAGTATTTCTTAAAATTTTATTACCTAAATCCTCAAATTTATCATTTATATTAATTAATTTATTTTTAAATGTTGGCCCTATAACATAAGGAAATACTGGAGAAAAATAATTAAAGAATGGATTAGAAGAATCTGCTATAAAATCCGAAATAGTACAGAAATATGCATATATTCCATTTGGATAATCTGGTGTTATACAAAATCTACCATTATGTTCATCTAAATCCCCATTTTTAGTAAAAATATAGTCTTCAACAAAAAATCCAAGTGGATATGTTGAGGTGGATGGTCTATCTTCTAAATTCAATTGACTTAAGGATTTTAACTCATATCCAGATTTTAGTGCTTTTATTGCTCCTGAATTGCCATTAGCGTAACCATACGGGCCATAAATCGGATTACCATCATATGCCCATCCAATGAGAGGAGAATGAGCAGTAGATGCTTGCTCTTTTCCTGAAGTAAAAACCAAATCTCTTATATTTTTATTTCCAATTTTCCTTAGAGCTGTCTGTCTAAGAGCCCTTGCAGCATATAAATGAGTATATTCTAATGAGTCTACAGAACGAATTAAATATCCATCATCCCTTGTTATATTTTTAGTCTTTATTAATCTTTCTACGATATTAATTCTTCTTGATTCTAAATTGACGTTAAAATTAACCCCAGTACCCTTTGATACAACTGCAATTGAAGTTAACTGTGGATCTAAATTTTGACCACCATTTACAATTATAACATCTACAAGTTTACCATTAGATAAAACAGGAGTCAAAGTTGCTCCATTATCAAAAGGTGTTATAATTAATTCCGGTACTTGTTGATAATCTGTCCCAGGAGAATTAACAACAACCTTAACTATAGATCCATTTAAAATTATAGGAGTAACTTGGGCATTTCTTCCAGTTTGGACTTCTATTACAGGTTTTCTTTCATAATTAATAATATTTTCTGATCCATATTTTTGCCCTTTATTTTCAATAAAAGCAGAATATATTTTACCAGAAAATACGGGCTGAAGCTTTGCTGTTAAATCTTGACCAATAAAAGTAGAGATTCCAATTCTACCAGATAATTCTACTTTTATTTCTGGATAATTAAAATAATGATTCCCAGATGTGGCGGAAATTATACCTACATACTCTTTTCGTATGAAATTACTCTCTACAGATTCAATGGTAGATATACCAGATAATCTAATATTGTCAGTATCTATAACTGTTACATAATAAGATTCTAAAGAATTTAATCCCACTATAGGAGAATCATCTGGATAATATGTTATTATTTCCCCTGATTCATAACCATGATCAATGATAGTTAGTGTATTGGATGAGGTATTAATTCCAGATATTTTTACTTTTTTATTTCTATATTTTTGTCCAGAATTAATTACTTTTATGTTTGATATTCTTTTCTTAGAATTAACTGAAATTAAAGAGTGAATTCCAGTACCTATACCAGAAAGATTAATAGTATTAATTCCAACTGAAGAATCTTCTAGTGTGTAATGTAATTTTACCCTCCTTGAGTCCAATGCCTTAACATAATATTTTGCATTAGTGTCAATTCCACTAATATTTTTTTGATTATCGGTATTGTATATTACTTGTTCATTATCATTAAATTTGTGATCAATATTGAACTCAATTATATCATCAGATAAATTTACAGATGTTTCAGAATTAAAATCACTTGAATGTATAAAGGAAACTAATTCTACGACAGCTTCGGCTCCAAATCCCCCACCTCCAGTTATAGTTACAGTTGGCTCATCTATATAATCGAATCCAGGATCGATAACATCGATTCTTTCCAATTTACCTTCTATAGCTGGTATAATGGAGGCACCAAATCCAATTGAATCAGAGATAACTACCTTTGGGGGATTTAACACATTATAACCGTCACCAGTGTTTAATACATCAATTTTTTTAATACCCCCATAAAAAACTGAGTCTTCCGACTTAAAGTTGGTAAGTTCTACTCCATTTATAAAAATACCGATTGTTCCAGGTTCGGTTATTTCAGACTTTTCCGTTATTTCTGGGGTATTTAATTTTTTAATTAAAGTCTGAGGTCTTACCTTTAATTTATTAAGATCAAGATCATTAAATTTAGTGGGCTCAATAAGACTTTCAAATCCAGGGGATACTATACCATTAAAAACTATAAAATCACCTTTATCAATATCGGTTAAACTTCTTGATAAATTTATTATTTTATCAGATACTTTATTGACAAAATAAATTCCATTACTTGTTATTGAATTTTCAGAATTTATTGCCTTATATACAATTGAGTCTCCAGTAAATAAACCATGATTAACTGGAAATTCAATTTCAATTAAGTCAATATAATTTTTTTCTGGTACTTTTAAAGTAAAATCTTTAATTTCTAATGCAAAATCCAAATATGTTGGCAAAGATGGTGACGATACATATAAATCACCATCATAATTAGTATAGATATTTTGAATATTTGAATTATAAACATTTAAATCCGAATATTCCTCATTTAAAGTATTAACTTTTGAGATATTTTTTCTTACAGTATAGCTTAAATTTATGTTTATTTGTCCTTGACCTTTTATTGTTATTACTTTTTCATTATCTACAAATATAATATTTCCATTAAATACCTCTCCATCCGAGGCATATAGTGTAAAAGTATCCCCGATTACAAAATTATGTGTGTCAAATAATTGTAATTTATAAGAAAAATCGGAAAAATCTTCTAATTGGATGGATTCAACATCATAAGTAACAGAAACATTGAAAAACCAGTTATTAGCTTTAAATCCCTTTACATCATTTCCTAAGGTCTTTATTTTTATTTTTTCATTTTTTTTATAATAAAAAGTATTATCAATATAATCAATCTCACCTAAAACTCCAGTAACAAACATACTTACGGTATTTCCTTCAATATCAATACCGTAAATTGAATTATTAATTTTTATTTCAGTTTTTTCTGGTATATTAAAATCTATTCCGGTACAATCTAAAAATTGATTTAATACTTTACTAGAATATGAAACGTAGAAAGTTGTACCATCTTCTAAATCTATTCTAAGTTCACCCTGTTCAGGAAACCCAACTGTTGAATCGACATCAATATAATTTAATCCAGAATTTATTCTCGATGTTGATATTGTCTTAGGATGTATACTAAATTCACTTTTTATTGTACCTGAAACATCAACGTCTCTATTATAATTGTAATCTAGACTTATAATATAATATTCTTTATTTTTTCTTATAATTTTATTTACTTCAACTATTGTCCCTTGAGCAAGAGGAATAAAATCTGATGGATCTTGATATACTGTAGAATTAATTAATTTATATGGATCACCTTCAATAACTTCAACCACAAGGTCTTTTGTTACTCTATATTGAGCATCAGAAGGTCTTATTAAAAAATCTCTGGGTTTTATTACATCAACAGTTTTACCATAGAGAGCACCAAAAAGAATTCTAAAAGATTCATCAGAACCTTTAGAAGTATAAAAAGATTTTATATTTTTGACAAAATTAGAAGAATTTAATCCTGTAAAAAATTCTCTTTCTTCAAATCCTGGTGTAATTCGTTTTTTTGCCTGAAGAGCAAATTGCTGTAAATATAGTAAACTTAAATTTATTACTTTTGAATTTATTGAATGTCTATCAAGCTCTGTTTCAGAGAATTCTAAATATTGTTTATCAATTTTTGAAATCCCACTAAATCCCCTTACACATCCAATAAAAGAAGTTTCGGTCTTTGATTTGTAGAGTATTATTTCATTATCTATTTTTAATAGGCCGTTTAAATCTGGAAATCCTATTGTACTATCTACGAAAATTTCAGAATCATTAAAATTAACATCATTAGTTAAAACTGTTTCATTCTTTAAATTAAAAATTATATCTATATCTAAATTTTTATCTAAATTTTGTATAATTTCTGTCGATGTATCAGAAATATAATACTGCTTTAAAAATTCTGAAAAAAGAGGATACTCTTCTTTTACAAAAGAGGGTAATTGATAGTCTACGATTGATGAAACAGGAATCCTCATGTTCTAATAAATTTATTTTCGGTATAACTTGATGTAGAAATATAGTTTGATCCCGTAATATCAGCCCCAGAAGAAATATTATCAACAATCATGTTTATAGTACTAGTTGCGACTGATAATTGTAAATATAAATCTTGTAATCCAATTACGTCATTTGATTTAGGTATTGCAGATATTTCTATAATATTATCAAAACCAAATTTTTTAACGGTATCTCTAATATTTATAGGGTATAAAATTATTTCTCCTTTGGCGTAATCAATTTCACCAACATTTCTTCTTACAATATTAATTGTTTGTTCGTCAGATATAGTGAATAAATTTATTGTTCCTAAATTTCCTGATGTTGGAGTATCGCTTAAATAAACTGGAGCATTTACCCCAGAAATATAAAATCCAGAAGATTTTATATTATTTCCTTGTGGGTTAGCTGTATGAAAGGAATTGCCGTAACAAATTTCATATGTTGCAAATTTATTGACTTCTGCCCTAAGATTTCTTCTTATTTGTATTTTTGTTATATTTGATGTTATTGCTTCAGATGACTCATCAATCAAATTTAAGAATTTACTATACTTAAACCTAGCCCCATATTTATTCAATTCAGTTGATTTTGCATAGGTATTAATTATATCAGTTAAATTAGATCTTAGCGCCTCAGGTGAAACAGTAAAATTTGGATTATAGTATACGGAAGTATCAAATTCAATATAGAGATATTTTAAATCAATAATTTCTGGAACTATTCCAGCTACGGCATACTTTCTTAATGCCGATTTTATATTATCCTTTACATTATTAGATAAAAATTCACCATTTATTGGTTTTATGCTAATAAAAACTTTACCATATTGAGGAGGCGTAAGATTTTCTCCACCAAAAGCAGATATTGATTCTACTTCTGGATATATTTGACTTACGATAGTCTCATAATCAGTTGAAGTAACTGCTCTATTTTGAGCAGAGTATAATCTTGGGGCATATCTTTTTATAGAATCCAAACTTTCTATAGTTTTACCACCAAAAGCTGGGGCATTTACGGTTATTCTTGATATATCAGCGGTTACTATTCTTCCGTTATTATCAAAAATTCTACCAGAAAATGAAAAATTATTAACACCGTTAACTTCTTCCCCTGCACAAGTAACATAAGTTACATCAATATAATTACCATTATCTAATTTTTTACCAAAAATATCATCCCCAAAGAATATTTCATAATATTCATCTTCTATTTCTTGTATAAAGAACACCCTAGAATCTTCTTTGACTTCAAAAATATCTCTACTTAAAATATATTTTTGAGAAAAATTGGAAGTCTCACTTGATCTTACAGAAACAGATATGAGTGAAGTATCAATTCCAATATTACTTAAAATAAATCTAGTGTTAGGGGAGTAAGTATAATTTTCAGTTATAAAATTTCCTTCATAAACAGTTATATTATCAAAAAATGCCAATCCATCAACTACTGGGACTGTTATATCATCTAAAATGGAAAAAGTATAATTTGTATTGTTAATTTGACTTGAAGTAACGGCTACAGTTCCCTTTTTAAGAGTCAGAGTAAGTGGATTGGTTGTTAAATTATTTGTATCAACAAAGAAAGAAATATTTGCCCTGGCAGATGTTCTTGATCTTGGAAGATATCCTATTTCTTTTGCTCTTGATACAACATTTTCTCTTAATGTTGCACTATCAAGAAAAACTTCATTTGAAATTGCATTTGCATTATAAGAGTTAATATAGGTATTATATGCAAGAGTATTAATTAAAATACTAAAATTTGACCCTTCAAAATCATAATCAGTAAAATTTGAATTTGCCCTTAAGTAATCCCTTATTGAGACTTTAATCTGATCGAAATCTAGGTTTGTAAATTGAGTAAGGGTCATTATCTTGTTGATACTAGGGCCAGGGCTAATTGTTGAGGTAGAACATCGATACCTATTATATTATAAACTAGTCTTACATCAAATGAATTAGTATCATAATTAGGTAAAACAACCACTTCAGTCACGCTAATTCTTGGCTCATTTGTTAAGGTATTTCTTATTTCAGTTTCAAGTGCTGTAGCAGTAAATGAATCCATATTCTCAAATAAAAGTTTGTTAACAGAACTTCCGATATCAGAATATGGAACTTCACCTATCAAAGTATAAATTAAATTGCGAACGGATCTAGAAATAGCAGTTTCATTTTTGATTGCAATTGCATCATTAGTTAATGGGTTAATTTTAAAAGTAGCACTTATATCTTTAAACTGCTTACTGACCCGTATCGCCATTTTTGAAACAATATTTATTATTTATTTATTGTTAAAGAATCTAATCCATAATCCCAAGAATCAAAAAG